CCCACCCACATGATGCGTTACAGTATCTGTGTCTGTACTACAACAAGGGATATGATCCACATGAGTGGCCACCCACCAGTGAACATCCACTACACCAGGTACGGGGTTACCGACCGGCAGATAACTATGCGGGGTACTGACAGTGGACACTGAAAAGCGTAAGTCACTGGGTACCAAGCTCCGTGCTAAGTTCCTGCAGTACGAGTCAGATCGCACCCCGCTGGAGCAGCAGTGGCTTAAAAATTTCCGCCAGTTCCGGGGGGTCTACGATTCTGAGGTTATGAAGAATATCCCCGATGGGCGTTCCAAGGTGTACCCCAAGGATACTCAGGTCAAAGTACTGGGGTTCGTGGCCAAGATTATGGAGCTGATGTTCCCGGCCAACGAGAAGAACTGGACCCTCACCCCCTCCCCGGTGCCTGACATTGCCCAGGCGGATGTGCAGGCAATCATCGACGCTCTGAACACGAAAGCGCAGCAGTCCGGTGAACCCGTGACGAACAGCGACATCGAGAAGGCGGTGTACCGGTTCGCGGAGGACCGCGCTCGGGCGATGGAAACGGAAATGAACGACCAGTTGTCCGAGGCGGGCTACGTGATTATGGCGCGTAAGGCGCTGCGCTCTGGCGGGGTTTATGGGTACGGGGTTACCAAGGGGCCGATTGTAGAGTTTCGCAAGCGACGTTCGTGGGACTTTAACGAGGAGCTTAAACAGTACGAAGCCAAAGTACAGGAAGTACCTGTGCCGTTCTACGAACCAGTAAAAGTGTGGGACCTTTACCCCGACCTGAGTGCCCAGGAATGGAAAAAGCAAGAAGGGTTGTTTGAGCGTCTGGTATTTTCGCGCAACGACCTGTACAAGCTGACAGAGGATGGGGCGTTCGACAAAGTTGTGATAAAAGAGTTTCTGATGCAGCACAAGGAAGGTAACTACAAGCGACGTAGTTATGAGACGGAGCTGGCCAATGTTCGCAAGGGGGATACCGGGTTCCAGGAAATCGGTGGGCGCCACTACGAGGTAACTCGCTGGTTCGGATTCCTCGATGCAAAGGAAATGAAGGAGGCCGGTGTTGATGTACCCATGGATATGATGGAATGCGATGTACTCATGGATGTCTGGATGCTGGAAGACAACGTGATCCGCGCCAACGTCGCGCCGTTCGGGGAAAAGCCTTCCGATATGTACCACGCCTTCGTGGCGGAGGAAGACGAGGAAGTGGGTATTACAGGTATCGGGATGCCTGAAAAGCTGCGCGATACGCAGATGAAGCTGTGCTCCATTGACCGCATGACGATGGATAATGCCGCGGCCTGTGCAGGGCCTATTATTGAGGTTAACGAGGACCTGGTTGCCAAGGGGCAGGATACTCGTACTGTGCATTCCTTCATGGTAATACGACGGTTGGGTGACGGACCTGAAGCAGCCTATCCAGCAGTACGGGATATTCCCGTGGAGTCTCACGTTGCTGAGTTACTGGGGTTCCGGGAGAAAGTAGAAAAGCAGATGGACGTGGAGTCTAACCTGCCTTCGTTCCTGTTTGGTAATACGCAGGGGCTGGGTGAGGCGTTCCGCACCACCAGCAATATGTCCATGCTGCAGGGCGGCGCCATGATGGTGACCAAGGATACGATTCGCTCCTTCGATCGGTGGATTGAGTCCATCATTGGTAGCCTGTACCAGTGGAATATGGAGTTCAACGATAAGGAAACCATCAAGGGTGACTTTGAGGTGATGGCCAAGGGGACCAACTCCCTGGTAGCGAAGGAGCTGCGGGGTATTGCGCTTGACCAGTTTATTACCACTCTGGACCCCGAGGAAAAGCAACTACTGAACCGACGCGATATACTTATTGATCGCTTGCAGGCCCGTGACTTGCCCGTGGAGCGTGTGGTAAATATCGAGAAAGCGGAGCAGATCATGGCGCAGTTCTACCAGAGTCAGGCAGCGGCTGCGCAGAGTGAACAGGCGGCAGCGGATGCGCAAACCAAGGACCGCGAAGCCAGCGCCGGCCTCAAGCAGGTGCAGGCGGAGGTACTCATGGAGAAAACCCCTGTCGATAACGCCGAAGCCATGTCCCGTATTCACGAGAGCCGGGGGCGTATAGAACTGGGGCAAACCAAACAGCAGCAGGAAGCAGTGGGTAAGCTGGTAGATACCCTGCAGCAGGAACGGCAGATGGAAATGGGTAAAGCGGCGGTGAACAATGGCCAGTGAAGAATTGTGGAACGAAGTAAAACGGGCGCTGTCCAGCAGCCAGGTAGGCCCCGTATTGCGCAAGTACCTGCAGTCGGAGTTGGCTAACCGGATGGATAAACTGGTTTCAGACCCGACGTTAGTTCTTGCGGGTAAGGCGCAGGAACTGCGCAAATTACTCAAAGATCTGTTTGACGAGGGTGTTGACACGACGAATTAGGTTCCTTATATAAAGAATAGTAGAGGTATTTTATGACTGATAAAACAGATGACAATGCAGTTACCCCGACCCCCGCTGAGGACTTCAACGGTGGTTTCCTGGAGGGTATTGATGACGCGATAGTTGATCCACTGGACTTCGCGGATAAGCCTGTTGTAGCGGAAGTCGAAACACCGAAAGTGGAGGACTCACCAAAAGAGGAACCCAAGGTTGAGGAACCTCCTGCGGAACCCGTTGCTGCGACTAAACCGGAGCCTGTTACTCCTGCGGTAGACACAGCACAGATTTTGGAGTTGCTGGATAAGCGCCTCCCCAAAGAACCACAGGCGCTACAACCTGCTCCTGTCCCGGCGCCAGTCGTTGAGACCAAGAAGGAACCGGAGCCTGAGAAGCCCGTCCTGAGTGCTGAGGAGACGGCACGCCTGGATGAGCTGCAGAAAGACTGGAAAGACGTTACGGAGTTGATGCAACTCCAGTCGCGGGTTACGGCTGATGCGATTGCAAAGGAGGTGGCCAAGCAGGTCGCCGCGCAAGTTACTGCGCTGGAGTCCAAGTTCTCCGCGCTGGAGCAGAACATGAAACCCGTGCAGGAGAGTGTCCAGCTCTCCGCTGAGGAGCGCTACGACGCCGCGGTGAAAGCTGTGCATCCTGAGATATACGACCCAAAGCAGTCGCAATCTTTCGGAGATGAGCTGGTGAGCTGGGTGAAATCGCAGCCAGCCTATTTGCGTGATGCGTACTCCCAGGCAATCAGCTCAACAAACCCGCAGGATGCCATTGACCTGATCAACCGGTTCAAGGCAGAAACAGGTAAAGCCACACCGGTCGCGGAGGAAACACCGCCCCCGGCGCCGACCGCCGATGCAGGCGACAAGGCCAAAAAATTGAAGCTCATGGCACAACCGACTTCTCGACCGACGAAAGGTGCTGAGAGTGATGACCCCCTGGATTTCGAGGGGGGCTTTAAGGAAATGGCGCGTGAGATTCAGCGTGCCGGGTAACTTTAATCAGGAAATGGGGTAAAGAGCAATGACTACAGTCTATTCAGATATTTCACCTCGCGTCGAAGGACGGGCCGTTGCAGATTTGCTGAAACGCGCTTTACCGTTGCTTCCCATCGAGCGGTTCGCACAGGTGCGCACCCTGATGAACAACGAAACCAAGACGCAGAAGTTTCGTCGGTACAATCCGTTGCCACTGGCGACTACGCCGCTGGTTGAGGGTGTGACCCCTGTGGGCAACACGCCCAGCGTGACGGACGTGGAGGTCCAACTGTACCAGTACGGTGATTACGTCGTGTTGACAGACGTGATCCAGGACACTCACGAGGACCCTGTGTTCTCCGAGATGCGTCAGGTTATTTCTGAGCAGGCTGCGCAGACGATTGAGTCCGTGCGGTTTGGGGTTATCAAGGCCGGTACCAACGTGTACTACGCCAACGGCACCCAGCGTACGGATGTCAACACCCCGCTGACGCTGAACCTGCAGCGTAAGGTGATTCGGGGTTTCCGGCGCCAGAACGCCATGCCGTTCACCAGCGTGCTGAAGTCGAGCATCGTGCAGGAAGCGGAAGCTGTTGAAGCCTGCTACATCGGCCTCGTGCACCCGGACATGGAGTTCATTATTCGCGGCCTGGCTGGCTTTAAACACATCAAGGACTATGGTACCGGTACCGTGTTCCCCGGCGAAATTGGCTCCGTGGAAAGTGTGCGCTACATCATGTCCACGGTGTTCGAGTCATGGCCCGACGCAGGTGGTAACTTCGGTGCCACGATTTCCACCTCTGGTGTGAAGTCTGACGTGTACCCGGTCATCTACCTGACGGCTAATGCGTTTGCGACCATCGCGCTCAAGGGGCAAAACGCTATGAGCCTGATTGTCAAGAACCCGGGCAGTGGTGGTAGTACCGACCCCCTGAACCAACGTGGCACCATCGGCTGGAAAACCATGATGAACGCTGTGATCCTGCAGCAGTTGTGGATGGCCCGCGCTGAAGTTGCTATTACTGAGCTGACTTAATACAACCTGATGAACTAAGGGGTAGCGTAACATGACCAATCCAATCAACTCTCGGGCGCTTAAAGCGCCCACGATCCAGTCCATCACCGATGCCTCGTTGAAGTTCCTCCTGGGTAACCGGGTGCTGGCGTCAGCTGCCCTGGCCATTGGGTCCACCCCGGCGAATGTTGCCACGGGTGCGTTCACCTACATGATCGGTGGGCAGATCTATTCCAAGAGCGCGGTAGCCGCGGGTACGGCCTTCACGGACGTGACTGTGCAGGCCGACGGGACTACCAAGCTGTATTTGCTGGTGATCAACGCTGCGGGTACTATCACCATTATCAACGGCGAGGCGCTCCCTGCAGGGGGCAAGCCCAGTGACATCCGTGTTCCTGCGTGCCCACTGGATCAGTGCCCCATCGGGGTTGTATCAGTGGCAACGTCTGGTGCTACGTTCGTCCCTGGGACTACCAGCCTGGCTGCGGGTACGGTGACTGACCTGTACTACAATATTGGTTGCGCTGTTCAGTCAGTAGTGTAAGGGGTGGTATTGCGAGTGAATAGCTAAGGGGTACCCACCCCTTAGTTTTTAACGGAGTTTCTATGAATAACGAATTTGATTTGGACTTGGGTATACCTGCGACGGCGCCGGAGCCAGTAGAGGAGCCGCGTTGCACTATTTTCATCGACGAGGTAGAGGGGCAACCCAACTACGAAGTGGTCGGTGTGAACGGGCAAGTGCACCAGATCATGCGGGGTGTTAACGTGGAAGTCCCCCGGTCAGTGGTGGAAGTATTGCGCAATGCCGTGGCTACCCGGTTCGTCAGTGTGAAGCGCTCAGATGGCGTGGATGACCTGCAGCGTCGCAACTACAGTTCGATCCCCTGGCGCCTGGTGGGGTAAATGAGGACAGCGGCGGCGCTTCTCAAGGAGCTGAAGCACGTCCTCTATGAGAGTCCTTATGACGGCTTCTGGACAGACTCCATGCTCGTCGGGTACCTGTCCGAGGGCCAAGACCAGTTCTGCGCCGATACGGGGTACTTCGTTGACCCGGTAAACTACCGGATCACCACCGTCGTCGACCAGCAAAGCTACGAGATCAGCGACCGCATTATCAAGGTGCTCAACGTCTACGACGCTGGGCGCCCCTTGACGCGCTTCGAGGAACAGAGCAAAGCCGCGTGGACCAACCCCGCCCTCTTTGAGTACGACGTTCCTACGATGCGCCTGCAGGGCTTCCAGACGGACTACGCTCCTGGATATGTGACGCTGTGGCCCGCCCCCTCCGACGTACGTACGTTGACCATGCGCGTGTGGCGCTATGCTCGCCGTGCGCTGTGTCAGAACGCGCAGATCCGGGTGGAGATACCCTCTCAGTTCGACCGTGCCATTGTTGAGTACGCGGCATGGAAGGCCCTGAACCACCACGACCAGGAATTGCAGGACACCCTGAAGGCCGGCGATCACTATGCGGCGTACAAGGAATATGTAAGGCGGGGAGAACAAGCGTTTCTGCAGTTGCGCGGTTCTGAGACACGCATTGGTCCGAACCCGGCGTATGTCGTATGACTAGCCCACGTGACAAGGACATTCTGAGTATCCCCGGCTGGCCGGGTGGACTCAACAATCGCGCGCGGGAAACGGAAAGTGTCAACATCGACAACCGCCTGAAAATCCCTGTGGGGCAGTTCCTGCGTGGCGCCACCAACGTCGACTTGACCCTGCAGGGTAAGCCACTACGTCGGCCAGGGTATACCAGCCTGCAGACGGGGTTTATGCACAGCCTGTGGCGCTCTGGTGATGTGCCCTTCGCACTTGTAGTTTACGAGGGGTACCTGTGCAGTATCAGCGGACCAGAGCGTGCCATTGCACAGTTACAGGCTGTGGACTGGGTGCGTCCCATGTCTTATGCCACGGTCAACGACCGAGTGTATTTCAGTAACGGGATCGACAAAGGCTGTGTAAATTTTCTCGGAGTTTTGCAGGTGTGGGGCCTTCCTGTGTCCTCACCACCGGTGCTGGCGGCAACTGCGGATCTGGGGTTGAACGCAGGCCAGTACCAGGTGGCTGTTACCTATCGTGCCAGTACGGGCGAGGAAGGTGGG